GGGCTAATGAGCAGGATGTTCGCGGTGTTAATGATATGCCTGCGCCTGTGCTTAGGGATGGTGTTCTAACTATCGTTCCTGGTGACCGTCAATATGTTCTAAATAACGATGTGTTTAGTGATTTTCCTCTTGCGCTTCCTGGTGATGGGAATACATTCACATGGAAAACCATCAATCGAGCAAAGTGGATTTATACAGGACCAGATGCTTGTTTCAGAGATTTACAAGCAAAAGGTAACATTGAATTATTCGGTTTAACTGAATTTCAATCTCCTGATGCGGCAATGTTTGACATTGATAACGGTGCATCAGGTTCAAGATGGAGTTTTCAAGCATTCGGCCTTCCTCGTTTTACCAATTGTAAATCTCTCGGAACAGTAAAAGGACCGGGAGGCTTCAATACCTTCTTTGGGTCATACACAGACTTTGAAGATGGCATGGTTCTGGATGATCTTGATTTCAATGAACATAACTTGATGTTTGTTCTTGCCCCACCTAACCAAGTGCTGAACTATGACGGTCAGACCGTTGATTTCACAAGAACAAAGGTAGTCACTGGAACAACTAGTGGAGCTACTGGAACTATAGAATTCGATAGAGATTCGGGCACGTCGGGAAAACTTACGTTATCAGGAGTCCTTGGAACGTTTATTGACAATGAGCCTTTGACTGATACAGAAGGTGGCGCGGCAGTTGTTGGCGGTGTTCTTGAAGACATGGTCATATTTACTGTTCAGGGAACTAATACGACAGGCCCGGTGAACTTCTTTAGTTTGGATTGGTTCTCAGATGCAAATCAAACTCTATTTGACATCAATAAAGAAATAGAAACCAACGTAGATACTATCAGCCTGCTTAACAATCGTGCCCAGATAACAGAAAATCCACCGGCTTTCACTACGGATAGCTTGGATCAAACTGATATTAAAGTCACAGCTTCAGATAATACTTTCTTCCCTAATAGTACGGTTAAGGCAAAACTAGATATAGAAAATAATGCTTTGATAACAACCATTGGAGCAAGTAATACTCCTGTTCCGATCAATGCAACTTGGTCTGACGGAACCATTGAAGAGCGGCTTTGCTTTCAAGATTTCGCCACGTTCGACAACACTACCAACACTATTACGGCTTTCAATGATGTTCTTGGCGCCACATTCAATCACGGTCTTTCTAATGGCGATATAATTACCTTGGTTGAGAACGGCGGATTACCGGCCGAATTATCTGAAAATGTCAATTATTTTGTAATTAACGTAACAGCCACAACCTTTCAAATATCACTTACTTCTGGTGGATCGGCAGTTACTTTTACTGATGACGGAGCACCGCCTAATTACTATTGCCACTTTACAGGCGTGAGCACATCAGGCTGGACGATTTATATCGGTGTTCAGGATGTATCTTTAGTCGTTCAAGGATGGGTTGCGATTGATAAATCAGGAACTGCTCAAAATGCAGGCGCTCGGCTTATTAAAACAGATACGAGCTTTGCTGAAACTAACGCAGCCAGGGGAAGCAAAACAACCGTTCAGCAAGGAAAAGGCCAGTCCTCTACGGTTTCTGATATTATTAATCTATCAACAGGTGAAGGTGTCAGAATCTTTATTGAGAATAGAGAAGGCACTGATAATTTAACTGTTACCGACTCAGATATAACATTTAACATCGCGTAATTGGAGACAATATGCCAGTTTGCCGACCAATCAAGAAAAAACGCCGTAATATATGCATCGGTGATATGGAAGATGAGGTCATTCTGGAGAATCGCGCTATCCAAGCGCCGGAGTTTGATACGGTTGATTTCGAAGAAGAGTTCACGGCGCCCAATCCTGCAGTATGGGCACTCATTGAAACTGTTCGCGGTAAGACTTTTTTTGATGGCGTATCGACTGAAGAAGATGTCACGCATTGGATTTATATTAACTTCGATGCAACGGTTACCGCTGAGACATGGGTCAAGCTTACCGACGGCCGGCGTCTTGATATCTTGCGTGTGGAAAATCTTGATGAGCGCTCAGACTTCCAGCTGTTACACTGTAATGACCGCGGCGATAAAGAGGCTAGTAAAGCATGACTGTTAGATTTGTACCGGACCGGCAGAACGATCGAGTATTTGGTCGCATTGAGAATCTTCAGAGACTGACGCGGCGCGGATTGCGCCAGGGCATGTTCCGTGCTGGACAGACTTTAAGAGCGGAAGCAAGTAGAGCGATATTGAACGATCCAAAAACAGGTATCGTTTATATACGTCGTGATCGTGCTGGCCGCCGTAGACGACATCAATCATCTGCCGCTGGTGAGACACATGCCAATCTGACCGGCGCTCTGCGTCGCTCGCTCAGTTTTCAACTACGCGGATCCAGTGAGATTGAGTTCGGATATGGTGTTAGCAGCGGCAGAAGCGCGCCAGATTACGCTGGTTTTGTTGAATTTGGAACAACGAAAATGAGAGCCCGGCCCAGCTTGTTGAATGCGTTAAATTCTCAACAAGGTAATCTAACCCAGCATTTTGAGAATGAGATCTTGGAGGGGCTGCAGTGATGAATGATAGTATTCCACCACCACCAAAGCCACCAATCCCGCCGTCAAGCAGATTACAGTGTTGTGCTTGTGGATATACCGCTTTGGAGACAGAATGTAAACATACTTGCTGGAGTGGATTATTATTTTCAATATCTCTTACTATGGTTCCTATAATCATATTTTTATCAGTAATTATTAAAATGGTAGAGCTGTAGTATGCGAGCTAAGGACTTTATTCTTCAGCTATCGGCCAAGCTTCCTCAGCTGGTTGATGATTTCACTACTTCTTTCTCTGTGAGTTCTCTGACTCGTAGCGGGACCACTGTCACGGTTACCACGACCGCAGCGCACGGCCTGGCAATTGGAAAGTCCGTTAATATTGTGGGCGCGCAAACACCTATCACCATTAGCAGTATTACCCGGGTCGGAATTGTTGCTACTCTGGTCACGGCTGCCGATCATGATATGACTACCAAAGTACCTGGCACGGTTGAGATATCCGGAGCAACAGAATCAGAGTTTAATGGCACGTTCACGGTTACTCAGGAGGTCAATCGGCGAACTATCAAGTTCCTTGTTGCAGACAGCGGCCCTACAAGCGCGACAGGATCACCGCTACTACTGAATGGATCAAGTGTATTGCAGAGCTATAACGGGCTCAAGAAAGTAACCACAGTTCCGACGACGACCACATTTACTTACGAAGTTACAGACAGCACTCTGTTTACTCCAGCATCCGGAACCATTACGGCCAAGACCCAGCCTAGAATATCAGGCGCCGTTGATGATGAGCGGGCCTTAGCCAGCTACACCAAACAAAAAATTGATGATGCCTGGCTTTATGTTGTACTAAATGACGGTATTGCCAACAAAAGTAGAACATTAGATATCGACGGCACCGATAACGTTCAGCGAACGCAGCATTTCAAGCAGTTTGTATCGCAGACGGTGAGCCTATTCGTATTCATCCCGACATCAGGACAGATATCAGGAAGAAAGGCGCGCGACAGAGCTGAAGAGCTTCTGCGTCCAATCTGTCAAAGCATTCTGTTTGCGAAGTTTGACAGCTTGCTTGCCAGCGGTAAATACAACTCCCTGATGTTCAATGAGCATGGTTTCCATGGCTACAACACAGCTTTTTATATTCATCGCTACACCTTCGAGATGACTTTACTGTTCGGCATTGACGACACCGTTGGCGCTGATGAAGATGTTGCATTCCGTGATATTTTTATCACTCAGCAGCATGACGTGGGAACTGGTATAATTACTTCTGACATTGACTTAGACGACGAGCCATTATAGCTATGAAAGTAAAATTGAATACGCCCATGCAGGGCTACGAAGCCGGGCGGGAGGTCACTATAGAATGTGACAGTTCTGGTGTACCATTACAGAAGTTCTGGCGTCGTCGTTTGAAGGACGCCAAAATCGACAATTGTGTGGAGGTGATTAAACCTTCCAAGCCTAAGCAGGAGAAGGTTAAATGACAACCACAATCCGACAGCCCAAAGTAACGGTTAATATCGTCAATGCGTCGGCAACTGTCGGCAATACCGAGCAACGTATTCTGTTTGTTGGGCAAAAGACTTCAGCAGGATCGGCAACGGCCGGCGCCTTAGTTGAAGCAATCGCGAACGGTGGCGCTGAAGATGCGCTGTTTGGTCGCGATGGTATGCTGGCCACAATGATCAGGGCAAACAAGGTTCGTAATCAGCAAGTGCAAGTAGATGCTATTGCCCTGGATGATGCCGGCTCAGGCGTTGATGCTACCGGCACGATCACCATTGTCGGCACTGCAACCGAAGCCGGTACGTTAACGGCTATCGTGGGCTCTGAGCGAAACCACAAATTCAGTGTTGC